CCGAAACTGAGCTTAAATCTTCATGCCTTGCAAATAGAGAATTAAAAATTATAAAAGGTTATTTGCAGGGTAATACAATTGTAATCGAAGATTGGTGGAAAAAAATAACAGGTAATCATTGGAAAACGGATGCTTTAACAAATCCTGCCGCATATAATTATTGTATTCATCATCAACAAGATTATGAAAGAAGCGATAAGTCAGTTGATTTAGTTTTGTATGGAAAAATTGGTGGATCCGGTTATCTTGTAAATGTAAATGAACTTGAATTACCTGAAAATTACAAACCGGAAGAGGATTATATTTTTATTTCTGTAGAGGAAGATTAAAAATGGAAAAAGAGAAAAAATACACCGGTTACGGCTACCACGGAGGCGGCCGTAAACCAACCGGAATAAAACGCGCTTCAATTGCAATCTCAGGACAGCCGGAAGAGCTTGAACAACTAAAGGAAAATGCAAGAGCTGCCGGAAAAACAGTCTCAGCTTTTATCCTGGATGCACTGGTAAGAAATTATCCTGGAACAACGCCTGAAGAAAATGAAGCTCTGGAAACAGAAATCAATCTTGCACCTTTAGGAGAAATCTAATCACCCGTAAAAGCTGCCGGATGTAAAACATATAATTTGTTGTATGTACTGCATGGCCGCATATACTGGCCATGCTCCGGCAAAACTTTTCCGGTTTTACCTTCCCTTTTATAAAAGATGTTACATAACGCCTGGTCCTGTTTATAGTCTGTTTTCTGATCAATTTTCTGTCTCTGAAAATCTTGTAACCTACAAATTCAAAACCACGGCTGCACAATCCTATATTAGTTTTCTTATTCAGTTCCAGGAAAAGCTTATCATTCAAAAAGCTGGAAATAAGTTTTAAGTATCTTTTTAATTCAGCTTTACTGTCACCCAGAATGATAAAATCATCCATGTATCTGACATAATATTTTATCTTCAAATCAAACTTTACAAAATGATCTAATTCATTCAAATATAAATTAGCTGTAAGCTGGCTTAATCTGTTTCCAATTTTTATCCCTTTTTCAGGGTTATTTTTATGCAAAATCTTATAAATTAAATTAAGTGTTCTAATATCTGAAATATGTCTTTTATATAAATTAAAGACAATATCCAGATTTACACTATCAAAATATTTATGTATATCACATTTGAGATAATACATTGTATTCTTTTTATTTAAAAAATAAGAAAGTCTATTTGCAGCTTTCAAAGCTCCTTTGTCTTTTCTGCAAGCATAGCTATCATGTATAAACCTTTTAGAAATTTCAGGCTCAATAATATTACAAATTGCAGTTTGAACAACTCTAACTCTATAAGGCAATGCGTTGATTTCTCTTCTTTTTGGCTCATGCCTGATAAATTGATAAAAATCTCCAAGTTCATACATTCCCCAGAGTAATTCATTTTGCAGCTGGATAAGATTTTCTTCCATGTTTTTGTAAAAGATTAGCGCTGTTCTTTTGTGCCTGTGTTCACTTGCTACCAGGTCAAAAGCATTGTACAAATTTTCAAAGCTGCAAATACTCTCAAAGCAATCTTCTAACATTTCATATATCCTTTTAAAGAAAAAAATAGACAGGTACGCATACCTGTCTATCAGTAAGATTTAAGCAGATTTCTTAACCTGCCAAAGACAGTTAATCTGATTCTAACTTCATACGAAGTAACCACAACTTACGGTCCGTAAACACGCAAGCCAATATTTTGTTTATACTTCTAGTTAAATCACAGGCGAAACGCGAACCAATGTTCGTGTTGACGTTCCACGGATAGTTGTTGCCATTCACCGTACGCGGACCGCAGTTCACGCCATTATTCCAATTGCCACCGCAAATCAACGCGTGCAAACCACTACAAATTCTCATTAACAGCCTTTCTTTATTAAGCCGCCCAGGATGCGGCCTAATTCTATCATTTTCTTTTCCGCTACTTCGTAGCTATGAAATGACAGATATTTTGAACCTTTTCTATAAGAAAGCCGGATATAGACACGGAGAATTTCAAACTCTGTGTCTACTTTATACCAGCCATCTAATTTCCTGGAACTTCGATTAGTTATAATAATGAGCTCCAGCACTCTGTGCAAACATCTTTTAATATCTGCTTTGAGTGCAAAATTCTCACTATGCGGGAACTTCTCGACGATAGGCTCAAAATAATAAATAAACTCTTCAAATTTCTTATACAACAGCAGGTTTTCAACATTTCCCGGAGGAAGTTTACTTTGTCCTGCTGTTGAGCCTTGTTTGTAATCCATAAGTAAAACCAGATGCTCAGGAAATCAGAGACCAGTACCAGGCTATAATGAATCACAGGCGAAACGCGAACCAATGTCCGCGGCGACGCCCCACGGAGAGTTGCCGCCACTCACCGCACGCGGACCGCAGTTCACGCCATCATTCCAATAGCCACCGCAACGCAACGCGCGCAAACCCCTACTGTTAGGCAGATAAGCCTGTCCCTGATTAGCACCAAGAACATTCTGCCATGCCCAGTTTGTAGAACTGAAATCCAAAGAAAAACTCTTAGTCCATTCATAAACGTTTCCGGCACAATCGACAGCGTTCTTTGCAGAAATTGCATACGGTTTTACCCCGGAAACTGTATCACGTTCACCAGTTGAAGTGTTTACCTGGCATCCAGTACGAGTTCTTGCAGTATTAGTTGTTTTTGTCCAACCATAATTGTTAGAACCGTCTTCACCCTGAGGAGAACCAAAAGCAACGGCGCACCATTCATCGTAAGAAAGCAGTCTCATGCCCTGGCGTTCAGCAAGTTCATTAAAGTTGTACTGATTTAAGCCCTCAGTTCCAGTAACAGGCAATTCACCGTACTTTGACTGCAATTTACCTTCAGCAACAGAAAGTCCATTTGTGCCATTCATAAATGTAACGGCTTCATCAGCTGATACCTGGTAAATTGTAGACCAGAGATTTTTATTGATTTTAACCATTCCGCCAAACAAAGTTCTAGGACGGTTTTTCAAATCCCATACAGAGTTAGGAATAATTCCAGTTGTAACGTTGTCCTGCCATTTTGTGCCGGATGTTCCAAACTTTGCACCGGTAGAGTCAACTGGAACCCAAAGACCATCAGTAGAAACTTTTCTGATGTGTCCTACATGGAAACCACCAATTTTTCTTGATGAATATTCATCAAAACCGTCAGGATAAGTTGAATTCAAAGAAACAACAATTTCCGGAGTAGTTCCATTTAAAGCGATAAATACAAAGTAATCCTTACCAAAAGCAAGGGTATCACCAGTATCAAGATTGGCAGCTGGATCAAATTCTAAATCGCCACGATTTGTAAACTGCTTCCAGGCTACACCGTCATACAAATCAACAGCAAAACCATCTTTAAGAATCAGTTTATCTTCATCATACAAAAATGGATCCTTTTTCTTCAAAAAGTAATCCCCAACACACTTAAAATTTCCATTCTCAGGAATAGTTGCAACAGAAGCAGTATCTACTCCATCAGCCCAAAGTTTTAAAGCCATATTTCAAAATCTCCTATTCTACTTTTGCAAGCAGAGCATTTATTTCTGCATCAGTAAAACCAAGCTTATTTTTCTTACAAGCCGGATTTTCAACTTTCTCATAATCGTTCGCAGTCTGATCTTCAGCTGGAACATCCTTGCTGCTCTCTTTCAGAACTAACATATAAATGTTGTCCTGCAAGTCGTGAAGTGCCCGTGCAACTTCAGCTTTACCGCTGTTTGTCTTAACAGCATAAGCAACAGCGTTTTCGTAATCCTTTTTTGTGTTATACACAGAAGGAACTCCTATCATCTTTAAGCCTCCTTGATGATAATATTTACTTTATATTCAGTGGCTTCAGCCCATTTTTTAGCACCAAAAACAAAGCTTCCCCATGTTATGGCACGTTCCAGGTCCTGAACACTTCCATCTTTAATTTCCCTGATAGTCAGATGTACTCCATCAGAATCAACAGCAGTTCTAATCGGTAGAACATCGCCTGAATCTTCTGCCATAACTGCATAAACAAGATATTTCTTATTTGAGTCAAAAGTACGGCCAAGATCGCCCCAGGGAATAGTATAAGAGCTGCCTTTAATGCTGAATTGATAAAACTTTTTATCATCAGCCAGCTGAATCAATTTCAGAATAGCCTTTAAAACGTCAGAATCTCCAACTTTATCAGGAGTTCCAGAAATTTCATCAATGTTGCCAAAGGCAGCAACCCACAACGCTTGACGGGCTCCAATAATATCGTTCATCCAGTCACATTTATAAGGAGTTCCATCAATGCCTTCATCAGTTGCAGCATCAACGGCTTTTCCTCCTGGATAAGCCTCATCTGTATCGTCGTAATAATTTGAATAAGTCGAATCAATTTTAATCATCGCTTTTTACTCCTCTTATATATATTCAACGAACAGAATGCCCGTTGTATGTGCCGGTTTTACCTTCAGGATGATATACTCAATAAAATCCTTCCACTTTGCATCAACCTGCAATTTTTCAATGTAAATAATCGCGCCGTACCTATTACGAATTGCCCTTTTACAGATAAAGAAACAATTACACCAGTAAGCGCTATCTGCTGGTAATGAATAATAACTTTCCGCATTATTCTTTAAGACTGTAGGAACAAAATCAGAATCACCAAGCTTGCGGCCGTTTACAGCATATTTATTGCCATTTACCATCAGTCTGTTTCCGTTTACAGCTGCATAAACTGCATTAGAATCTCGCGGATCACGACAAGGCAGATTTTCAATAACATGAAAATCTAACGAAATAAGCTGCAAAATCTCCTGAAGATAATCAGTGGACTGGCCACCAGTATTTATTTCCCAGAAAGACTGCAATAAAGCCCGGCGAATTTCTTCATCAAATTGAGCTGCAAAAATTACACCAAACTGCTTTTCCCACAAAGCAATTTCTCTTGTAGTTTTTGGAAACAAATCAAAATAAGTCTTTACCAGATAATCACAAACATTGTCCGGCACATATCCCAAAGACTTCAAAAAGCGTCTAAAATAATTATCAGTAATGCTTCTGAAAAGCTTTGAACGCGGATATAAAAGCTGGATTACCTTAAAAAATCCGCCTGTCATACAGCAACCCCATTGATATATAAGTTATTAAGCTTTGCAAGCTCTCCACGATCCAAAGTATATTCTGTAATCATTTCAGAACTCTTCATAAGGTTTACACCGTCAAAGCTTGCAGTGTTTGCAGTAGCAATTTCATTCACAAGCCCAATAAGATTATTCACGCTGATTGAATCAACCCTGTTATTATCAACAGAAAGTCCGCGAATATAAGGCTCGCGTTCTTTCATGTAATTCTGAATTGCAGTTTTTGCATTCTCGCTCATAACGCTTACATCACCTGTATATCCGGTAATATAAACATCAAACATAACCTCAGTAATTGTCTTTACATTCGCATAACTACCGTCATAATCTGGATCCAGAACAGCAGTAACCGGCTTTCTATTCTGTTCTCCCGTCTCTGGATTATAAGTACAAGCTTCTCCAACGGCTTTACAAAGCGCATTATCCGCAACTCTCGAACCGGTAGAAACTTCATCAGCGCAAACAAAAATAATTACTCCGGCCGGTGAATTATCATCAGAGTAAATATAAGTCTGATATACACCCTCAACATCAGAGGCCCATATACGGTAATCACTTAAGCTTCCGCCTTGCGGCTGAGTCTTCCATCTGTTCACAACTCTATGTCTGTAAACTTCAACATCTTCAGCATCTACAGCCTCAACATCCACTGTCTCAACCGTTGCAACATCACCAATAAATCCAAGTGGACTCACAAACTTTAATTCATCTCCAGCTTCAAGATTTCCGGCCGTTCCATTTTCTGCACAATCAACAGAAATTAAAACAGACTCGCCCTCAGAAAGAAGTACGGTAACACTTTCATTCACAAGATAAACCTTGCCGGTAATTGCAGATTTAAGCTGAGTTCCGGCAGTAATTACACCGTCATTCAAAACAGCAACACGGCACTGAGCGCTAAAAGTTGTAGCCTCGTTTGGCTCACCGCATCCAATAAGGTTTCCCCATTCAACAAGCGGATTAATTTTCTTTCCCAGGACATCAACAGTTCCATAACTCGCAGTTTCCGGGAAAATTTGCAAGAATATCCAGCCACAAAGCTTATAAAGCGTAATGTAAACGCCGGCCATTACCTTAGCCAGAACGTGTACAAAAGCTTTAGGCAGCAATCTGAATTGAGTATTAAGTTCACTTTCAAGTCCTGTTATAAAAGTGTTATAAACTTCCTGAATTGTTTTATTTTCAAATGCCATTTGCCATTGCCTCCCATTCAACGCCATAAACAGTATCAAGAATGTTTTCACCATTCTTAATTACTTTAACTTCAAAACTAGCTCGCTTAATGTTTTCAATCGAACCGGTAACATTTATTTCATCTGCAATACTTTTATCAATCAGCCATTGCAGATCTTTTTTTGCAGCATCTTCAGCAGCCTGCAAATTCTTTGTTGTAAGCGGCAAAGAGCAAACTATATTCTGGAAACTGCTTCTAATTTCAGTTTCCTTATCACCAATCAAATTGCCCCACCAGCTTTGATTGCTTTCAATTACTGCCGGATCATCGAAATTACCGCCCATCAAACTGATTAAAACGGCCGTACTAAAGCCTTTATCATCTTTGATAAGACCGTCTGTAATAACAATATTTCCGCCATCCGGCGTATCTTCCAGTAATACATCACCGTTAAACTCTGTCATACAACACTTCCTGGCGCCGTTGTGGAACCTGTTTGAGCTGCTGCCGATCCAGTTGTAGAAACAGAAATTCCTGCTGGAACCTCAGCATTACTTTTAATATGCGACACTATTTCATTCGCAACTTTTTTCCAAAATTCTTGACACTGAACTTTTGCAGCAGCAGTAGCACCGGAATCCAGAACAGCATCTGCAATTGCAATTCCAAGTGTATCACCGTTCATTGCCATATAATCCTCCTTATGTTCCTGAAGCTGTATCTCCAACGTGAGGCGCTCCAGTAACCGGACAAACAGAAAGAGCGCAAAGACAGCCAGTGCCGGTAGGCGCAGCTGTACCTTTACATTTGAAAGTGCCACCAGTCGCCTCAACCTGTCCTTCTATCTTTACGTTCGTTCCTTTTATTCCAACATCGCCAGAAGCTTCAATTTTTGTATCACCATCTGTTTTTAGTTCAAAATCTTTCTCTGTTTGCAACTTATAACCGCCAGGTGATATTCCCTCAAATGAACCGTCTCCAAGTAGTTTTAAGACAGCCTGTGGATTTCCGTCAGAATCTCTTGAATAAAGAATTCTTTCTCCTGGCTCCGCGCCCTGGCTTACCATCAAAACGCCAATAGCTGCAAAGTTTCCAGTTCCATCAACATCAATTAAAGCAATTCTGTCATTTTCAAGCGGCGGCGCATCGTCTCCACTTGCAGCGTAAAAATCAGCAGTCTGATTGTATTTAAAACGCGTCTCCACGGTCGCAATAATAAACTTCTCAATTTCAGTCTTAATCAGCTTTCCTATTCTTCCCATGGAAACTCCTTTGGCAAGCTGCCGTCTCTCGCACCTGGTAAAACAAGCTTCAGTGTCGTTACATTTCCATCAGAATCACTTCTTGTAAAAGTAACTTCATCAATACAGAAAACCGTTCTTTTTTTTATCATCGCGCCAGGAGCTAAAAGAGAAATTGCCATATTCTTTTTCCAGAGCTTTCCGTCAGGATTATGATGTCCTAAAACTTTAAGCTCATAAGCAACAGCGCTGGCAAACATCCGGCCAGCCTTGGCCTTTACAGCGTTTTCTAAATCAGTAGAAGTGGCATCGTCAGCAGTAAAAGAAGTAGGCCTTA